AGAGACCGAAAGTCAAATGGCTAATACCAAATGACGCTTGGCCAAACGAAGTTGGCCAAGACCCGAGTCTTTCGATAAACCCACTGTCGTCGATCAACAGAGCTCATGACAACGTCACGAGATCGTTTTGGTCCGAGAGAGGCGCACAAGGCACCCCAAGCAAACCGTCCGGAGTAGCGCCCGAACACGCGATCGCCATACAACCTATTTACACGGGAAACCCGCGAAAAGGTCTTAAACCACCAACCATCTAGACCGTACTCTGCCCTGCTAAGGGCTTCGTCGTGGTCGATATGGTAGTGGCCGTCTCCGTAGCCCGAAGGGCCGTGGAGACATGTATGGATGTTCCTCCATTTTTCTAATAAGAGCATGAACACTCGGAGCGGCAGAGCCGCACGACTGCACCATTCTCTTACGCGATTGTGGAGGTGGATAACATCCTCTGTACGTTTTGGTAACGTACGGAGGTAAACAGGAGTAACATCGACACCAGCAAAACCATCAAAACCGCAGCTTTCTCGGAAGAAACCTTCTGAGAATGACTTTTTCTCGTTGAGAGAGAAGCCAGCCCACTCTAGGACGCTTTTGGCGTCTTCGAAATTGGAAGCAGGCAGAATGATGTCATCACCGTACACACTGACGTTGTCCGATACTGAGCTCACAAGAGCAAAGAAGATCAGACTTTCAAGCTCGAATGTAAAGCCGTTCCCCATCGAGGAGAACTTCTCGTTCATCCGAGTCTGACCGTCAGGCCAAAGCGTGTACTTAGAGCGAAGGTCGTCCAGGAGCAGAGCCCAATCAATGGGAAGCAACTGAAAAACCAACTCTCTACACATCGTGTCGCTAGCCATCGACAAGTCGATGGTAGCGAGGTGCCCGGTTTTGCAACCGAGGCGGGCACGACGTTGGTTGATAGACTGATTATCCAGATTCACGCCGTGTTTTGCAAGGCGCGAGCGGATATACGCCCCAACGGACAGTTGGAGACGGATATTCATATGCGGTTCAAAGCATATGACTCGATCAGTCTTTGCGTTCTTCGGGACTGTTATCATTGTGTTCCCTTTCACTGTATGTAGTGCACTCGAAAGCACACTACATGGTCCGTCGCTATCCAAAGCGGCCGCACCCCAGATCGGTGAATCGCGCAGGAGCTCGCGAGCTCTCCCACGCGCTGATAACGTTACGTCGAGTTGACTAGTGTACTTGTATAAACTAGCAAGCTCCTCGCCCCACGCAGAACTAGTTCTGCCTGGGCTCCACCCGACATCCTCGAAGGATGTTGGCACTTCACCAAGAATGTTCGCTATTTTCGAAGTTATACGGAAGAAGTTCCGTTGTACAACGTCGGGCATCACTGCCTCGAGCTTGCATTCTGAGATCAGACGTTGATTTGTGGATTTGCAGAGAGCCTCAGCCTTCTGGGCTGACTCTATAGCGATTCCCTTCAAATCACGGCCGGTTTTTAACCCAGCACATTTAGAAAGGAATTTTGTCGCGGCGTAATCGTCTCGAAATCTCTGAGGGCCTAAACCCCCAAAGCTGATTTCAAGATAATTGCTGCTATCTATAGATAACTCAACTACCTGGTTGTGCTCATTATACTTGTATAAGAGCCAGACCGTTAAAGCCCTCGGGGTGCCTAGAGCTTCCAAGTACCCGCAAATTAGGGTATCACCTTCTTCACTGGAGATCTCGTTAAGGATAGACGGTCGACGTATCGAGCTCTCGCGAGCTTGACGTTGAAGACTGTTGTCCTGAGACGGGGACCGGTGAGTCGGGTTGTACTTTCGCGCGGGGTTGAATGTATGGAGCATACTTCATTATCCTGATGAGATCAAGGAAAGGTTGCGCCCAAAACAATGGGACACAAACCACTATTATTACCAGTATGAGAATACGGTAATAAGGGGCGGAACCGCCTTTACCAGGCGGCTTCGCGTTTCGTGATAGCATTGGAGAAATACGTCGACGCAGTGAAATTCTTCACATACGCGACGATGTCCTTGAGCTCCTGTTCAGAAGCACGTTGATGACCCCAAACTTCGATTACGGCAATGGTGCCGTACGCGCGAGTTGGCGGAGGAGCGAAGCTTCCACCCGACGACGCTGTTTCCAGCGTAGGAATGTCGAGTGTGTAACGGAACTTCTCCATACCATTTGCGTTTACCGGAGTGTGCTTCTCTGTGAGCGTCCTGAACCCTACCTGAGAGGTAGCGGACTGGTCGCGCCAGATTGCCACATCGGTCTTATCCGGCATAACTTTTGCACCTGTCGGGTCAAAGTTATGCGCAACCGGAGTTGTTGCACCATCATTAATGGTGATAGTCGCTTGAGCTGACATTATCAGGCTCCTTTCTGCCAAAGGCAGATTTTATAAAGGGTTAATAAAATAAGATCGTAAATCAACTACTTTCTGAATAGCTGATTCAGGAGTGCCACCGAAGTGACAATCCTAGATGCACCAAGTTGAGGATCAAATCTCATTTTCGCTAGAGAAAGAGATGGGATCGAACTCATACTAGTGCGTTTTACCGCTATATACGTGCCGTTACCGGAGAATCCTGTAAAAGATCCGCCAGTCGGTACCATATGTTTCGGAGTTACGCGCGTGTCGCGCTGACCTCTGTATCCATATGTCCCCCCGAGATGTGAAAATCTCAAAGGAGCGTCTAAAGCAGCTAGGTAATCACCGATCGGCACGAACCAGTCCGCAACAAATGAAAGCGGTACAAGCTCGTAGATTACCTCCGCAGGATTTAACAGGCCGAAGCGGCCGGGGACATCAAGCGGGTTGATTGTATAGCGCCACACGGCGCGGAAGGCATCACTGCCAGTGACCGTGTTATCACCCCAAATTTCACGCCCAGAGTCACTGAATACTTTGGTATTCTTTAGGACAACGGGAGCTAACATTTGGGAATAACTCGATCGTACGCTACCATATCTGGAATCAGGCCGGTCGGCCGTATCCATCAAGGTATTCACTGCGTTTCTACAATCAGACATAAAGGGTAACCAGCCATACTTGAGTTGCAACCAATAGTCTCCAAAGGCCCCAAAAGGGTCTTTTGCGTAAGCCTTTCCAAACCTCCTTTTGAGGGATTTGGGAGGGATGCGCGTTGGATTCGAAGGATGCGATAGCTCGAAGAAACGGTCGAGACGACCGCGGCGTAGTGCAAGTCCCATATGCACTAGTCGAGTGGCGGTGTTAACCACCATATCGACGGTCTTCCTACCTTCCGCGAGGAAGACAGGAACGTTCCATTGATTCCCCTTGGCTTTTTGGAGCAACATTCCGTTAAGTTTGTTGTTATCCGCTACGCCAGTGGGAATACTCACTCCAGCGGTCGTTGGACCGATGTAGTAATAACGCCTCTGAGACCAGTTATCCCCG